GATCTTGAGTTTGTTATTCATCATGTGAAAAGATAATATGGTATGATATAGAAATGGACTACGTTACAATTACATATATCGGGAAAAATTCTGGCTACATAGCGAAAGTTGATTCTAGAATATATGAGTTTGAATGGAATAAAGGTTTAGGTATTGGTCGGAAGACAGGTTCTGTTAAACCCGAACATGCCCAAAAGATTGCCAAATGGCGAGACAAACGAGGCAAAAGAATTTTTGTCTGTGAATAGGAGGAAATAAAATGCCCGGTGCAAATACAGTTACTACGGCCAACATTGTTGTTGGTGAAGCTATGGTTAAAATTGGTGCGTCAAACACCACAATGACAAACAGCGACTTTGATTCGCTAACTTCGGTTGGCGGTACTCAAGGTGGAGTTGAAATTTCATGGGAGCCAGATATGGTTGACATTGAAGTTGATCAGTATGGCGATGCTGCTAAGGTTATTCAGTCAAAGGTTAAGGTAATGGTCAAGACGACTCTTGCTGAAGCTACTTTGAACAACCTTGCTCTAGCATGGAGCTATGACAATGCTGCTGGTGGAGCAGACGTTATTTCTAACAATGACGGTGCTAACACTAAGACATTCTTGTTCGGTGTTCAGAACGTCTATCCTTACGAGAAGGCTATCCAGATTCTTGGAAATGCTGTCGGTTCGGATGCTGCAACCACTAAGACACGTAAGTTTAATACTAAGCGAGCCATTTCAATGGAATCGTCAACGATTAGCATGAAGAGAGCGGAAGCAACAGTTTTCGCTTGTTCGTTCAGAATCCTTCCTGTTAGCTCTGACGTAGGATATGAATACGGCAAAATTATTGACCAGACGTGAAATAACTAATTATTTAAACACAAGAAGCCTCAGGTGTGGTAAAATACATCTGAGGCTTTTTGCCGTTTATAACAAGGATGGATATGACAAACAAAGATTTACACGCAGGTCAGGAAATTGTTTTTGCTGATGGTAAGAAAAGAGTTATTAAGCCTTTGACTATTAGACAACTACGTAAGTTTATGAAAGTTGCTAATCAGTTGCAGGTTCGTACTGATTCTGAAATGACAGATGAAGATATTGATAAGATGGTTGAAGCAGCTTCTATTGCTTTGGCTAAAGTTGACCCAGAACTAGCAGATGATGCTGAAGCACTAGAAGATATTTTGGATTTGAAGTGCTTCAGTTTGCTCATGGCTGCTGCTATGGGTAACGACCCAAATCTGTAAAGGAGGGTGATGGGGGAGAAGGCCTTGAATGGTCTGACATTCCCCTCCTTAAATATGAAGCAGAACTTTTTGTAAGGTGTGCTGCTTGGAAGAACATATTTGAATTAGAAGAACAACTAACTTTAGAAGAGTTGTTTCTTTTATATAGAGCAGCTAATGATCATTTCACTATGAATCTTAAAGCTCAAGCTGCATCTATGGGTGCTGAGATTGATTGGGATGATGATTGGTATGATCCTGCACCGCCTAAAGAAATCCCGACATTAGGTGCTAGTGATTTTAGATTCTTACCTATTGGTCTTGGATATGAAGCACCTAATTGATTGCATTTTTATTAAAAAAATGAGATAATTAAACTTGGTGAATTATGACTGAAAAAGTTGAAATTGATGTAATTCTTAGGGCTACTGGTGAAAAAGATATACAGCAATTGTCAGCTTCTTTGCGGTCAATGGTGCTTGCTGCTGAAGGCAACATTCGTTCAGTTAGGAATCTTGATGCTCGTCAAAGAATACTTAACCAGGCTCTTGGTAATACTGGGTCTGCTCTTGGTCAGCATGCTAAGAAACTTCGCCAACTTGTCGGTAATCAGGCTGCTTTAAGTGCAGAAATAAAGAAAACTACTTTACAACTTAAAGGTTTAAGATCTGAACTTCAAAGAACTAATGCTACTGGTTTAGGTAATGTTGTTAAAGATTTAAGTTTGGCAAATAAAAATCTTAAGAATTTTAAAGCAAGAGCTCTTATTTCAGATTTAAGAGGTGTCGGTCTTGAGATGCGACGATTGGGTAAAGATGCTCAATTTGTTGGTAGAAGTTTAATTATTGGTTTGACAGTGCCAGTGCTTACTTTTGGTAGAGTGGCTTTGCAGTCTTTTCATGCTTTAGATAAGGAAACTGTAAGGCTTACAAAATTACTTGGTAAAATGGGCGAAAATATGCCTGGTGAAGCCGAACTTCAGGGTTTTAAAGAACTTGGAGTTGAAATACAAACAGTAACTTCTCGCATGGATGCTGTGGAGAAAGCATCTCTTGCTATTAGTAATGAGTTTGCTATATCTAGAGAATTGATTACTGCTGTTTCTGGCGACTTTGCTGAACTTGGTATTAACTCTGTTGATGTTGTTTCTGGTCTTGCAAGAGTTACTGCTCAAGTTTCAATCCTTGGCAACATGGATGTGTCTGAATCTCAAACTTTAACTCAGACAATGTTCTTGGGAACTATGAGAACATTTGACATGATGGGTCGTACTTTTGCAAGTGCTGGTGAAAAACAAAAAGCAGCGATGAAGTCTGTAACTTCTAGTTTGTATACTTTTAACGCTATTGAAAATGCTACCGCTTTGTCTTTTAGAGATCTTGCTGATGCTTTGCCTGAAGTTTCTGGTGCTGCTACTCAATTCGGTCTTTCTTTTTCAGAAATGGCAGCACTGCTTGCGCCTATGAAAGCTGCTGGTATTGAGGTTGGTGCTTCTGCTAACTCAATTAAAGTTTCTTTGCAAAGAATGGTTGCTCCTACTAAACAAAACGCTGTGATGCTTAGCGAAATGGGGGATGCTTTTGAAAAGACGACCCCAGGAATGAAGCGGGCTTTTGAAAATATTCAAGGTGTAGGCATGCCCGCTATTCAGGGTTTGATTGATGTTACAACGGAACTAGAAAAAACTACTAGTGAAGAAGGCGTTCTAAAGTTTTATGCAAAATTGTTTGGTGTTAGACAGGGTACAAGAATGTTGTTACCTATTCAAGATCTTGTTAATTTCCAAAAAGGTTTAAATAGCACTTCCACTGCTCAAGGTAGATTGATTGATGCATTTAATCAATCTGTTATTGCCTCTAACGCTTCTTCTGCTACTTTAGTTCCTCTTATTAAAAATGTTGAGGATATGGGTACAGCGTCTAGAATTGCTGCTGCTATAATTCCTGAAGGTGCGTCAAGTGTTTTCATTGACTCTCTTGGTAAAGAAGTTTTCCAAGCTGACATTGACGCAGCTAAAAAGGCTAGAAGTGCTTTAAGAGATTTTATTAGAACTGAAGAAGCAGCTGGTAGAAATGCTATTGAAGATATTACTAGTGAAGGTGGTAAGGCAATGGCTATTCAATTGGCTGGTGCTGCTAACGCTGCTCAACTTGCTGATCAAGAATTGCAGGCTGCTAAAGATTCCACTTCTTTCGCTATGGACTCAATAAGGATTTCTTTTAAAAACGTTGCAGCAGATATTATCAAAGTATTTGGACCTCATATAGAAGAAGCTGCTGCAAAAATTCGTGAATTGGCTAATGCTTTCATGGCGCTACCAGATAGCACCAAAAAACTTATAGCTGGTATTGTTATTGCTGTTGCAAGCATTGGTCCTTTAGTTTTCATTTTTGGTCAATTAAGATTGGCTGCTGGTGTTGCTCTTGGTGGTCTTACTGCTTTATTGCCGGGTATTAAGAATGTTACTATTGAGTCTGTTGCTGGTGCTAATAAACTTCTTTTCTTGAAAAATGGTTTGACCATGACTGGTGATACTATTGTTAATACTAATACTAAGTTTGCGACTCTTGTTGCTACTATGGCTAGTGGCGAGGGTCCGATTGGGAAGATGGCTAGAAAGTTTGGTCATCTTACTGGCATTTTGAGTAAGACTTCGACTGCTTCTAGTGATGTTGTTGCAAAGATGGATGCTGTCAAGCAGTCTGCTCAAAATGCTATGGCTATGGCTTCATCAACTACGCCAGGCGCAGTCCTTGCTGCCGCTGGTATTGGTCCTACTCCTTTGTTAAGCAGCTTTACTGCTCCAGGTGTTCGTGGTGTAGGTGCTACACCAGGTATGTTCCCAACGGGTATTCCTGGTCCTGCTCTCACTAAAGGACAAATTAATGCTTTAGATCAAGAAGTTATGAGAATGTTTGACACTATTGGTCAAACATTTAATCCTAATGCTAAAGGTCCACAATTAAGAAGTAATAAGACTGGTCGTTTTGCAAAAATACCAAAAGGATTAACTATTGATCAAATGTATAAAGATGCATTGATGAATCTGGCAAGAGCAGATATGGTTGGCACTGCTCCTGCTGCTCTTTTTGCTCAAGAATCTACTGCTTTAAAAGGTTTTACTGGTACAGAAAGAGTAGGACAATTTGGACCTAATGCTAAAAGATTTAGATCTATTGGTGGTAAAGGAAAAGGAAAGCCTTTTGTAAGCAAAAGCAAAGCACTGGCTGGATTATCAACAGCAGATCTAAATAGCATTATTAATGATAGAGTGCGAGCGTTGACTTCTGCTGGTGTTGGTTTTAATCCTCTTACTGGCGAAAATATATTTGGTGAAGGTTCAAAAAGAAGATCCTTGTCTGCTCGCGAGCAAAGAGCACTGCTTAGAACTGGAGTTAGAGGAAAGATCGGCACTGCTATTGTTAGGGCAAGAACAACTGATGTTGTAGCAGACACTGTAAGGGGCGCTGCAAGTAAGGTGGGTGGTGTTGCTAAAAAGGGAGTAATGGATGTTACAGGAATAAATGCTTTTAAAAAGGGTCTACAAGGAGCAAGAGTCGCTCAAGATGATTTAATAAGAAGAAATCTTTTCTTAGGTAAGACTGCGCCAGGTGTGTTTAGAAGATCTCTTGTTGCAGTGAGAGGTTTTATTGGTGGTTTGAAGTTGGCTACTGTAACTACCAAGCTTTTTAGATTTGCTCTAATAAGTACTGGTATAGGTGCAGTGTTAGTTTTGATTGCTGGTCTTGCGCTTATTGTTGTAAAGAATTTTGATAAATTTAAGACTCAAGCAGAACCTGGTATTAAGGCTCTAAAAAATACATTAAAGATATTAATAGATATTGGCAAAGCTTTGCTTGCTCCTTTCCTTGATTTTTTTGCTTCTTTTGCTGGTGCCGATCAAGGTGCTGAGAAGGCTGAAGGAATCGGTAAGGCTTTTACCAAAGTTGCTGAAGCTATACAGACTGCTGCTACTGCTGTTCAAGGTTTTGTTAATGATTATGTTGTTCCATTATTGTATCGTTTTATGCAAGCGGTTGGTGGAGTAATAAAAGGCATTGTAAATATTGTTAAGGGCGTTATCAATATTTTTAAGGGTGATTTTAAGAAAGGTTTTGGTCAAATACTTAAGGGTATTATGCAATGGGGTGGAGCGGTTCTTGCTTTCTTTGGTCCAGTGTTCGCTATTATTTCTGACATTGTTTTCAAAGTTACTGAGGGTATTGTTCAGGCTTTTGAGTTTGCACTTATTGCTGTTGTTAATATTACTAGAAAATTTGTTGTTTTAGTTATTCAGTATTATAGAATGATTTCTGTTGGCGTTGCTGGAGTTGCTGAGTTTATTCCTAATGCTATTGGAATGGGTATCAGGGTTGCTGGCGGTATTATTGAATCATTTATTGTATTCACTCTTGATGCTTGGAGTATAATTATTCAAGGCTTCGCTCGTCTTGCTCAATTAATACCTGATCTTTTAGGTGCTGGTATCAGACTTGCTGGCGGTCTTATTGCTGATTTTATTGCTGGCATTGGTAGGGCTGTTGATGGTGTAAGTGGTTTCTTTAGTGGAATCACTGGCGGTCTTATTCCAGAAACAGATTTTGCTGGTAAAGCGGAAGGTATTAGATCTTTCTTTGATGGTATTGGTGATTCTGTATCTGGTTTTGGTGATGGAATGACAGGTGCTGTTGATGGTTTCTTTGATGGTCTAAAAGATAAAGCTGGTGGTATTTCTGATTTCTTTGATGGGGTTGGCAATGCTGTTTCTGGTTTTGCTGACGGATTAACTGGTTCAGTTGACGGGTTCTTTCATGGTTTAATTGGAAACGTCAATGGTATCGCTGATGGAATCAATGCCTTTATTGGCGGTTTCTCAGATGGTGTTGCTAGCCTTGGAAAAACTTTTGGTAATTTCTTAAGAGGTATTGGCGGATCTAAGATAGAAAAAGGCGCTGGTGCAGGATTCTTTAATAATCTTACGGGCGATGCTAAGGATGCTGCTGAAGAGGCTAGTGACGAAATGGTTGATCCTTTCGTTGATGCTGGCGGTGAAGCTGGTGAGGGATTTGCTGATGCTGCTGCTGGAAAGATGATGGAGACCTTTAAGGATCTTGCTCAAAAACTTGTTGATCTTGTTCAAGGTTCTTTGTCTGAAGCGTTGGGTGATGCAACTAGTAAAATGACAGATGCTTTAGAAAAGCAGAAAGATTCTGCTCTTAAGGCATTTGAAGCCCAAATTGATACGATTGATAAGTTAGAAAAGGCTGAGGAATCTTTAACAAGAGAGCAGGAGTATCAAGCAGAACGTCGTCAGATGATTCAGGATCGTGCTCTACAGGTCGCTAACTATCAGCGCAATAGGGCATTGGCAATTTATGAGGGCAGAATTGATGATGCTAGAGTTCTTTCTCTTGAAGAGTTAAAGAATAATATAGATTATACTGAGAGTCTTAGAAAGGTTGATTTAGGTCGGGCTAGGGATCTTGCTCAAGAAAATAGAGAGGCTATCAAGGAAGCTATTAAAGAAGCTTCTGACCAAACTGCAAAGTTCTTTGAAGAAACAATTGCTAATTTCCAAAATGCTGCTAAAGAAATAACAAAGATTCCTCCAGTTACTTTGGATGAATACAAGACACAACTTGATGGCTTGAATGCAATAGCAAGAGATGCTGCTACAGAGAATGGTAACTATTTTGCTGGCGCAATTGAAGGTATGGCAACAACCATCAATAGTGTTATGCCTAATCAGACTGTCGGTGCTTTCACGACAGGTCTTGATCTTCTTGTAGCAACTGCTGTTGCTAAGTATGGTCTTGGCGCTGGTGCTGAGGATAATACTACAATCATTGGTTCAACTATTGGAATGTTGGCTGGTATTAATAACCAAATTGTTGGTAGTACTGAGGGCATAGTTGGTTCTTTTGGTGAGATTTTTACTCAGATTCAAACAGACACAACGACCGCTCTTGCATCAATTAAAGATGTTATTATTATCCCAGCACTTGATGCAATAGGTAAAACATTTACTGATAATGATCCATTCAAAGTATTTACTGATGCTGTTAAGAACGCAAACATAATTATCATGAATGAGATGCGCTCTACTGTTGGCCATGTTGCTAGTGCTGTTGATGAGATGGCTGCTGAACTTGCTCAGGCTGTTGTGGATGCTGGTCTTGCTCAGGCTGCTATTGAGAATGCTACCAGCGGTGGTGGCGGAGGCGGTGGTGGCTCTGGCGGTGGCGGAGGCGGTGGTGGCTCTGGCGGAGGCGGTGGCGGAGGCGGTGGGGGCACTCCTGTGCCGGGTCAAACCACTTATGGCGCTGCTCTTGAAAGAGCAAGAAAACGACTCAATGATGACATTGAAACAAGAATTGGGAAATTTTATCCGTCTGAAACTACTGAAAAGAGAAATATAAGAAAACATCTACAAACAACATTCTTTGATATTATGACTAGTAAATATACAGTAGCTAATGCTAAAGCGCTCTTTGCTGGCCAAGATATTATGTCTACTCGTATTAGAAATATATTGGCAGCGTATAACTTTGGACCAGCAAAAGAGATTATGAATATGGGACAGACGTTTTCAAGAGCAAATGGTGGTCGCATTCCAAGATTTGGTTATGGTGGGTTTAGCACACCTGGTTTTGATTCACAGTCTGTACCAGCGATGCTTCATGGTGGTGAATTTGTTATTAATGCTGGGGCTGTTAAGAATATCGGCATGGCAACACTCCAGACTTTAAATAACATGAGGTTTAATAAGCCAGATCAAATCTCTGGTCAAAACGCTACTTCTCATACATCTACTTCTACAACCAATATTTATGTTGAGAACTTTATCGGTGAAGATGAATGGTTTAATTCAATGATTAAACAATACAACATGAATGTTCTCCCCGGAAAACAAAAGGCTGCTGGTATGGAGAATAGAGTAATTAGTAGTTATTCTGGTCTTGCAAGAGGTCGATAATGTCTCTTAATGCGCTTGTTAAAATTAATGGAACTGAAATAACTGAACATAATAGAAGAATAAGTATTGTTAATGCTTATGATAATACTGATATGCAGTTATCTTCTGGTTCAAATCGTAGATTCTATAAGCCATCTAAAAGGGTGTTCAATTTGAGTTGGTCATATTTGCCAAATAAGGCAGAAAAGACTGTTGATTCAAGAGCTGGTCGTGATTTTATTCATTCACTTATTACGAGTGGTTCTTTAGTTACTCTTTTAATTCAAGAGGATTCAAAGGATAATTGGGAAGAATACACTTGTGTTGTATCATCTTATAATGAAGATATGTTAAAGAATGTTTTGCAAAGTCAATGTAGATATTATGATATTTCTATAACTTTGGAGGATCTGGGATGAGTAGTTACGACGATACTTATTATAGCCTGTCCATTCCTTCTTCTGGGTTTGACTTTTCTACAACTAACCTTTTTACTATTTTCACAATTGAATCAGATATTGCAGTAACAACATCTGTTGTATCTGATATTTATATTTATAGTTATGCTGTTGAATCAA